ATCGACCTGTCTTTTTGGTTTAACCTCAACTAAGTATGATTGTATTTTACCATTAGTCTCTTTGACTTTCATATAGAAGTCGGGAAAGTATCTTCTCCACTTCTTAGATACTGGATCTTTATATGGAATAACATGCTCTTCACTCGACCATTCAAGGACATTTCTTGTACTATCGCAGTAGTCCATGAACTTTCGTTCCCAAAGAGACCTATATACTACGTTAGTAGGATCCCCTTTATACTTGCGATAATTTCTTACTCTGTACTTTCCTTTGTAAGTAGGCATAAATAAAGATGGTCACACCATAAGTAATATTTATGGCAATTGAAACACCAAAAAGAGGCGTACTGGAATTCCAGCAGGAGATATTAAAACAGGCTGGGGGTATTTCTGCGTCTAATTTGTATCAGTTTGATATACAGATGCCTGAACCTTTAAGGAAATGGTTATCAAATGAGCTTGATCCTGGAGAGGGAGGTACGGATAATCTAGTAAGTAAAAATCAAGCTAGACTTCAACTTGAGTGTAATGAGATACAAATGCCAGGTGTAACATACTCTGGTACTGATGTAAAGATGCCATGGAAAGGTATCACTCAGAAGATGGCAGGTAATAAAGTATACAATGAACTTGATGTCAGTTTCTTCTTGGATTCTGAATCAACTGCATTGGTATTCTTTAGAGCTTGGCAGGATTATGTTATGAATGCTGGTCCTTCTCCCAACGGAAATCCCTTGTATGCACCTGATGGAGATTATTTTAGTTATAATCAACAAGCATTTGTACAAAGGTATTATGATACTTATGTCGCTGACTTGGTTATAACTAAATTAGAGAAATTCAATCGTCCCGAAGATCAAAAGAATTATAGAAAGGGATATACAGCTAAAATTGCTAAGGCATATCCATATACTGTATCATCAATACCATACTCTGCAGGTCCAGCACAACTTGTAAAAGTATCTGTAGGATTTTACTATGAATACAGTCATATAACGTATGCACTAAGTAAAGTTAGTGCTACTCCACCATCTGAAACTGCCCCTGCTATCAAAGCTCAGAACGAAAATGATGGCAATTCTCCTAAGGTTAAGAAGCCTAAGCTTCCTAAGATATTGAGGAATAAGTGGGTTAGACGTGGGATTGTTGCTGGAGGTGCCTTCGCTTTAGCTAGAAAACTCCTCTAGAATCCTGATAAATAAATTTACAATATACTATTGTTATGCCATTACCTGAACTTGTTACGCCAGTGTATACACTGACGGTGCCTTCTACAAAAAAGAAAATTAAATATAGACCTTTCCTAGTAAAGGAACAAAAAGTTTTAATCGTTGCAATGGAGACCCAAGATCAACAAATGATCATGGATGCCATTACTCAGAATTTACAAAACTGTATTCAAACGAGACTTAAGATTGAAGATCTTGCTCTGTTTGATATTGAATACATCTTCCTTCAAATTCGTGCTAGATCAGTCAGTGAGCAACTTAGTCTGAAAGTGAAGTGTCCTGATGATGGTGAGACTGAAGTTGATGTTAACTTTATGGTAGATGATATTAAGGTACAGTTCCCCAAAGGTCATACTAACAAATTTAAGTTGACTGATGATATAACTCTTGTTATGAAATACCCTAACTTAGAATATTTTGCTAAGATAAATTTTTCTGGGGAAACTCCAGACCCATATGATTTAGTTGCTCAATGTATTGATAGAGTATATCAAGGAGAAGATGACTGTGGAGCATTTACTTTTAAGGAAGCAAGGGAATGGGTAGACAAGTTATCCACAGGTCAGTTTGAAAATATACAAACTTTTTTTAATACGATGCCTTCTCTTAGACACACGCTTAAGGTTAAAAATCCTAAGACTGGTGTTAGTAATGAGATCACTATTCAGGGGCTAGCAGATTTTTTCGGATAGCCCTCTTTCATGAGGGCTTGATGAAGTTTTACCAGACAAATTTTGCCTTGGTCCAGCATCATAAATATAGCTTGAGTGATATTGATAATATGATCCCGTGGGAACGGGATGTTTATGTTAACATGCTAGCTACTCATTTGCAAAAAGAAAGAGAGCGAATTGAAGAAGAACGTAGGCGATCTCAGCGTAACTAATGGCTAACGGAAAAGAAATTGACATGGAGCAGCTAGTTGAGGCTAGTGATAGTCTTTCTGCGTCTATGGATACTTTCCTTCAGACTGAGTTAAATTATATTCGATATTTAAGAAACAGACAGAGATATTATCTTGGGTTAAAGCACGCAGCAGTAACACCCACTATTATTAATAATTTTACAAAAAAGAAAGAAGAGGATAGAGGAAGAGGTTTTATACCTCCTTGGTGGAGAAGACGGAGAGTACCTAAGCGAAAACGACAGCCTCAGGAACAGGAATCAAGAGTACGAGTACCAATAACTATTCTGGAAACTGAAACTGCAGAAGAATATCAACAGGGTCGAGTAAAAATACCCCAAGAGCAGACGCAGACGCAAGGGCAGACGATACCCGAAACCCAAACACAACCAGATATTATTGGGAACTTGGTTCCTGAGAATGTTAATGCAGATATAGTAGCTCAGCAACAAACACAATATGATGCTTTACTAGATGCACTTACAAAGCAACGAGAACAAGATACTAATGAAGTAAGATCTGGTTCATTGGAAAAGGGTGGTTTCGTTCCAGAACCTGCTATGGCATGGCAACTTGTGACTGGTACAGAACTTGTAAAACGTATTGAATTTGAACTGCAGAATGGAGTAGGTAGTGCTGGACTACCTGCAACTTTATATGAACGTGGTAGTATGCATCATGGGATGGCATTAAATGCCATTTTAGCTGTTGAGGGATTGAATATACCAGAGGCTTTATCAATAAACAATGCCATAAGTGCTGAAAATTTGGCAAGACTTAATCTCGAACGGCCAGATATACCTGACTTGTCTGGTACTCCATGGACTTTCTGGGATGTTATGCAAGTGTTATCAATGTTGGTATCTCCACTTCTTGATGGACCTGCTCTTCCATTTGGTGATATGGCTGCTATTGGTCAACTTGCTCTTTTACTGCAGAAAGGTAGATTATCATGGCATATGGTTAGACCATTGTTTGCTATTTTTGGTGATGATGTTGTAAATTGGCTTATGCAACAATTGAAGAACGCTGGAACTCCTGATAGCGTGTTTCGACTCAGTAGTAATAGTGGCTCTCTTTCAACTGCCACTGCAGCTTTTGCAAGCGGCGGTGTTATTACCAGTCCAACCAGAGCTTCAGCTATGGGTTTAAATGCATTTATTGGTGAAGCAAATGAGGCTGAAGCTATCATACCAATGAGTAAAATGGGTGATGCTATAGAAGCAGTTTATAGAGAAGGTGCTTCCATTTTGGTTGGAAGTACTCAGGCTCTTTTAGCAAAGTCAAATAGCCCTGCTACTACTTCTGTACTTATTGCTGCCAATAGACTGGAACAACTGGTTGGTAGTGAGAGAGTTCAAATAGCAGCACCTTGGATACCAAAAAATTTACTTAAGGGACTTGATAAATTTTTCTTTTGGAAAAAAGATAGAAAAGAAGAAACCAATACAGAAACTGAGAATGAAGATACACTTAAAACTAATAACTTTTCTATGGATACTAGTTCTAAGGATTTCAATGCCTTAGTTGCTATATCTTCTTTAGAAGCTGGTAATGAACAAGCAAGAGTAGATGTAGCACAGTCAATATATAATCGTTTTAATGATCCAAATCAATTATATGGTACTTCAATCTTTGATATTATTACAGCAGATGGACAATATCAACCAGCATTCACAGATCCTACGGCAACTTCTGGTGAAGGTACTAATACATCTGATGCATGGTTGAATATTAAAGATAAGAAAACAGCAATTAATGCTATGATTTCTTATTGGTCCAAGAAAGGAGTGACTTATACCTATGCAGAAATGGAAGCATTATTTGATTCTACTGCTTTAGCATTACAAAATCAGCAACTCATAGAATCTTCTCGTGACCATGTTGGTGGAAGAACTGAGTTCTTAGGATCTGCATCAACACTTCATCCTCTTGATAAAGGTGAGGAGGCATGGAGAGGTAGTGAGCAGGACAATAGGTTCTTTGAAGCATATGGAACTGGTGGAGAAACTAATGAGAAGATAAAATCTGGATGGACAACCAATCCTTTATTGTTAAATAGTATACAACCGTCTTCTAACATTAATAAAGAGATGGTCATTGAGGAACCAATAAGACAAGCTATTAAAGAGGGTAATATAGTAGAAATACTACCACAAATAGTGCAAGTGCCAGTTGAGATTCCAGTTCCTATTATTATTGATAAAGTTGAAGAGGTTATGGCACAAATGCCTTTATTCTTTGATCCATTAACTAAGGGGGTGGGATAAATGATACCAACCATGGAAGATCTTCACGAAAGTATAGTGGGGATTGAAGATCTTGTTGAAGATCGTAACAAATTAATGAGATTCATGTTCAATGAAGATCAGCATGATGATTTTTTAATGGCAGAGAAACTTCAGGATATGGGTAATGCTGGAGGAGTGCATGTACAACCAATAAAGGGTGGTAGTCTAGATCTCAGTCCTATTAATAATTTACTACCCAATTTAGCAATGGGTCAATCACCAGAACCAATTGTTAAGAATTTTACTACTCCTAGTACACCTGAGAATCCAAGAAGAAGTAGGGGATTATTTGGCGGGAGATTTGGGGGTAATAGGAATAATAATAATAACAGTGGAAATTCCAATAATAATCCAACGCAAAATTTTGCCAAGGGTGGTATTCTTTCAGGAATAACTACTGGATCTCCTGTTTCTTCACTTGCAGATATGGGTCTGGATGATACATTCGAGAAAAATATAACCAACAAACTTGAGGATGATTTTAAAATATCTGATAAGTTAAAGAATGCATTTGGCGATGCTATGGCTCTTCCTGTAAGAGCAGCAGCTGCTCTTTTAACTGATTTGATATCATCATTACCTGTGACAACTGAAGCACAAAAGACATTTATGAATGATAATTTATCTCAAATCACAAATGCCTTCCATTTGAGTAAGAATACTTTCCAAAGTGATTCTACTGATGATCAGACTACAGATACTACTTTTAATAATCAGGAACTACTTAATAGTGTGGTTGGAGATAAATTAATCTCTCAAACTAATAATTCTGAAAGATTGAATATCTTTAATCCATTTAATTGGACTAATATAATGAATGAAGCAGATAAAGCTCGTAAAGGTGAACGTCCTAATGCTGGCGACCATGACATATCTGTACCAGGTAATATATTAAAATGGCATCAAAGAAATGCTGAGTATATGGAAATGCTTAGTTTTAATAATACTAGCAATAATGATACCATAAAAGTTGTTAACAATATTATGAGCAGTCTTTCCGCTGAAGTACCTTCAATTGTTACTACTGCAAATAATATAGTTAATCAGTCAAGCATAGTACCAGTAACTGATACTGTGGTAAATAATTTGACTGAACTTACAGATAATGTTATTAATGAAACTCGTTTAAATAAACTAGAGAAAACAGAGTTGGCTAGAAATTCTTCTGTTACTGTACCACCAATAATAAGTAATCTGAAAACTATAGCAAAAGAAATGCAGATTGGATCAAATGATGGTATGCCAAAAATTAAAGAGTCAATATTCCTTGACTTATATACTACTATGTCACAGTTCTCATGACCACTGAAAATATAGATAGTCCCAAAAATAATTTCAAGTTGGATGGATTAGCCATTGAGATTAATGGCGAACCTGCAACTTTTACAGCTAGTCATCTATTGTTTCTTAGGTATGTTGAGAATATTAGAAGTGCTACCATAAAAATGGTAATTACTCTGACTGATACTGCAACTGGTGTGCTATCTAAAATTGAGGGTATGGAACCTTGTATTGTTTCATTTTCAGACCATGCTGATAATAATATCACATTGCAAATGGTAGTATATGATGTTCAGGATAGACAAGTTATTGAAGGAAAATCAAAAATTTCTTTACTGTTGTGCTCACAAGATGTTATAAACAATGCTTCAACTAAAGTATCCAGACGTTTCGGTAAGGGAGAAGGTAAGGATATTGGAACTATGGTTGATGAGGATGTACTAAAGGGATTGTTAGCTACTGGGCAGAATATTGATATAGAAAAGAGTATGAATAAAATTTCATTCATATCTTGTTTCTGGACTCCATTTACTATTATTAAATGGCTTGCTGCTAGAGCTATTCCTTCTGGTGGTAGTGGGAAAAATGCTAGTTGTGGGTACGCATTCTTTGCTAATAAGAGTGGATATAAATTTTGGTCATATGATAAATTAGCTAGTCAAGCACCAACCACAGATGCACCTAGTAAAATTATGGTTGGGTATCAGAAGGAAGAAAATGAAGATATGAAGGATAAGCTAGCTATTGATAAAATTGAGCCTATGGGATCAACTGATGTATTGCAAGGATTAAACTATGGTTCATATAATAGTTTGACTATAACTTTAGACCTAGCTGATATGAAATATGAGGAACATCCCTTTAATATCACTAAATATTATAGTAGTGTTGCCAGACTTAATAAAAATAAATCACTACCTAGGTACTACGAAGGTTTTGAGGAGGATGTAAGACATACTAGAATTATGACTAAGTTATTAGATACTGCTCTGTTTACTGAAGGAACATTTACTCAGGATGTGACAAAGCAGGTTTCACAAGCATCATTAAGAGAAAAATTATTTTACAATAAATCAGTTGATATTAGTTTTACTGGTAAACTTGACTATGAGGTAGGTCAAGTGGTAGAATTATTCAATTATGTTGGTAGAGATAAAAAAGAAGATCCTACCAATGGTAAATATATTATTGGTCATATTACAAGAGAGTATTCTACTAGTACTGATGAAATGATAACCCAGATGTTATTATACACTGATAGTCCAGGTAATTATTAATGAAACAAGCAGTTGCTAATTTTATTGGAAAAGACGGGTTCAACTGGTGGGTTGGGCAAGTCGAGAATGATGGTGGCAACGAAAAGGATCCAGATTACACCAATAAAGTAAAGGTTAGGATTATGGGATACCATAGTCCTAATAGGCAAGAACTTCCAACTACAGATCTTCCATGGGCTATGGTATCAATGCCTGTTACTGCAGCTCAGAGGTCTGGTATTGGATCAATTCATCAACTTGAAGTTAATTCTTGGGTGATTGGTTTCTTTATGGATGGTGCATCTTCTCAGATACCTATTGTAATGGGATCTATTGGAGATGAGAACCCTGAAGAGGATTATGAATCATCTGATGGAGAAAAGGATGATGAGGAAGGAAATTTCCCACAAAGAAATGCGGTTAATTATAAAGAGAATAATCATGTAAGTGGTAGTAGTGGTGCACCTGGTATTGCTTCTACTACAAGTACTGATGAGAAGTCAGGAACAAAAGGGAAGGCAAAGGAAACTCCTGGTAAAGATGCGGGTACAGTTACGTCATCGAATAAGGTAGCAAAGGCAAAGACTACATCTGAAGCAATGAATGGTGCTGATGATAAGAAAAAGGTTAGTGCTCAAGTAGGAAATGGTAAATGTGGTGGTGAACCAAAGATAAAATTGTCCAAGCCCGTCAAAGAACTGATAAAATTTGTTCAAGGTCTTGATCAAAACCCAGCTGGTGATTGGATTGAAAAGAGAACTGGAAAATTAATAGACCTTGAATCTAAAATTAATGTTGTTAAAGATAGGGTTCTGGTAAAACTTAGTGGAATGACAGCCAATATAAAAGGCGTTGTGATGGCTGATGCAAATAAATTCATTCAGGACAAGCTTGATAAACTCAATATACCAAATCCAGACTTAGATGGTGCTGTTAAGAAGCAACTTAAAAAGACTGGTGGATTAATATCTTGTTTATTTAAAGATCTACTTAGTGATCTTGGTGACTTCATCAAAGGTATGCTTAATGATCTTTTAGAGAATGTCCTTGATGCTGCACTATGTTTGATTGAGAATTTCCTTGGTGGTATCATGAATAAGCTTATGGAAAAGATCACTGGTGCATTGGATATGCTTAAGGGTGTTCTTGGTTCTCTTCAGGGTAAACAAGATTTAATAACAAACTTAACAGGTAGGATTGGTGATTTTCTTGATCTATTTTGTGATGGTCAACTTTCCTGTGCAGTTGGTGCATCTGGTTTTGATACTGGTTTCGGTGCTAAGGCTGAAGGTAATGAGTTAAAGCAAAAGGCATTGAACATGCTTCCTTTTGGTAATAAACTCAAACTTCCTAAGGGTGGTGCTATCGTAGGTAATATTCTTAAGAGTGGTGTCGCTGCTGCGATTGGTGGGGATGGATTGAAGTATTCCTTTAATGCCAAAACTGGTGTTGCAAATCTTCTTTCATCCCAGAAAGCTACTAAGGGAGCACTCAAAGCTGTTGATTGGGTCACAAATGGTCCTTTAGAAAAGTTTGAGGGTATTAATTTCTATGATAGTACTGGTAAAATGAGTAGTATGGCTCTCAATTGCTCGTCATCTAATCGTAATAAGAAACCATGTTTCCCAGAACTGGTATGGGACAACTTAAAGTCCACTACTTTCATGAAAGCATTACCTATTGTTGATGATATTGGTTCTATTCTTGGAGTACTTGTTAAGAATAAGGGTTCAGGAATGAATCTTACTGCAAAAGTACATGCTAATTTCACATGTAGTGAACCTGAAGGTGGTGGTGCTACCTTTAGACCTATTATTGTTGATGGTAAATTGGAAGCAGTGGATGTATTAACAACTGGTATTGGATATGGATTTGATCCTTCTGAAACTTATTGTCCTAAGGAACAATATGTTGTATTAGTTCCTAGAGGAGATCTTATTAATCATGTAGAAGATGAAGAGTATATAATGGAAGTAAGTGAAACTAGTCCTAATCTTTTACAAGTGGTTGACATTGACTATAGTGAGGATTATATTGCACTTGCAACTATTGACGTTACTGATGGACCGAAAGTGATACCTGGAATTCAGTTAAGAACACAGTCTGGACATGAATTTACTCTAAATTTCGTTAAAAAATTTGCTGAGTTAGTTATTCCTCCACAAGCTAAAGCAATTTATGCCTATTGTGGTGATCTTATACCTATTGTTGACACTGTTAAACCAATTAATGTTGGTAAAGGATATGTTGCACCAAAAATTGTAATTGGTTCTAAGGATGCTGGTACAGAGACAGAGATTGGTGAGTTTAGTGTGGATGAACAGGGTAGGATAGTAGAAGCAACACTTACCAATACTGTTCTTGGTTTCGTTAAACCAAGAATTAAGGATCCACAGGGAGGTACTGGTGCAAAAGTAACAATTCGTTATAATTATGCTGGTCCTAGAGAAATTCAAGAGAAGAAGATCTTACCTCTTCAGACTTATGTTGATTGTGTTGGACATCCTATGCTGGAGGCTGAGGTTTAATGACTATTAATAAGTTTGAGGGGGGTTCTACCCAAGAAAATGATGCTCCTAAGGTAAAAGTTGAGTATCCTAAGAATTATGTTCAGTCCACTTCGGCTGGTCATATATTTGAAATGAATAACACCGAAGAGGGTGAAAGGATACGTTTATTGAATGCAAATGGCAATTTTCTGGACTTAGATGAGAAACAAAACAACAACTTAGTTTCTTATAATGATACATATATCTTATCGGACCATAATTTAGTCATTAAAATCGGTGAGGATGTTAAATCCGACAGGGCAGTTATTCAAATCATTGGTGACTGTAATATAACTGTCGAAGGTGACATGCACACCGAATGTGAGGGTGATCGTTATGATCAAGTAAATGGTAATTACCAAATACAGTGTGGTGGAGTATTTTCAGTTCGTGCTGAAGAGAATATGTCTCTTCAATCAATGAATGAGATGCACCTTAAGTCTAATTCATATGAGAATAAGACTACCTTTTTATTAAACGATCTTAGTGAGGGTGGCTCTGTTCAAGAGCACGTCAAGGGTAATTATGAAGTACAGATCCAAAAAGAAACAGCAACCTTCTCTATAAAAAGTGAAGGGGATGTTCGTATCAATGCAGATAAATGCAGATACGAAAACGTTGGTGGTAATTTTATCACTGATGTTGGCGGTAAGGTTAGAATCAATGTCGATGGCAGTGATCATACCTGTATAAATGGAGGTGCATTTGAAGGAATGTTATCCATACCCGCTTCCGCTAGTTATGACCTTAATGTTACTGGTGTTATGAATACTGTAACCAGTGACAACTATGTAGTAAATGCAGGTGGCAACATAGATATGGATGCTACTGAGATTTATTTGAATTGAATGTCGATTTTAAGTAACACTAATGACTTTTCACATGTCAGTAACACGACAAGAAGCAATGTTCCTAAAAAGTATTCTTGTCAAACATTTAGACGATTACGTCGAAGAATTAGCTAAAGAAGAGAAAGAAGGAGAAAAAATGATGAAACATATGTTAGAGAATAGAGAAGCAGGTAAAGAATTGTTAGAGAAAACTTCTGACGTTATTAGAAGGAGTTCTAGGCAATCAAATGATCCATACTTCTCTACTAAATAAGATGGAAGGAATGATTTAAGCAATGAGTACATTAACCATTCACGATTTACAAGGATTTAGTACCTATTCTAATCAGGTACGAGTTCCTAGTGGTCATCGTCTACAAGTTGAAGGGACGGTGAAACTTCCTACGTGGACTACATCAACTAGACCAACTCCTGTAGAAGGATTGATTGGAGTTAATACATCTGAGAAACAATTAGAAGTATATGTTGATGGTGCTTGGAGTAAAGCTGCAGGTGGTGGGGTTCAAGGTTTAACTGCTGCTGATCCTGTAGTTGATACTACTACATGGTTAACAACAAATCCTCCAGATGGAGACTACTGGTTTGCACCAACAGGGTATTCTGGTTCTGCTGTACAAGTATATGTAAATACTTCCAATGCTCCTTCATCTAGTGCTTACGTACAAATTGCAAGAGGTAGAGAATCTACTAACTGGTGGCAAACTTCTGGACAGAATTATGTTGGTGGTGGATTAACAAGTACTTATTTAACTCAGAATACTCCAATTGCTGTTGCTCCTAACGATTTTTGTAGTGCACTTTGCAATTTCAACTGGTCATCTGCTAGATTTATGACCAACAGGAGGAACAGTGGTGACTCCTGGTATTTTGAAGGTGGTACTTCAACCAGTTGGTCATGGACATACTTCCAACAGAGTGCATCTAGTGTAAATGCTAGTGCAGTTAGAACTTCTGGTTTCTGGAGAACTGGTAGTACTCTACAGAACTGGGGTCAAGGCAATCGCTGGACAGATACATTAAACTATGGTGGTGGTAACAACTGTGACCGTACATTTATGTGGTCATGGGGTGGTCATGGACCTTACCAAGGATGGTCTGGTGGTTCTTCTTGTCAACCATCTGGAGCTTTCCAGAATGGTAATGAGGGTCACTCACTTCAACTAGTAAACGTATACATGCTTATTCAATAAAATTATTCTTTCATTATGATTACTGATATTATTCCTTTGTTCGCACAGAACTTGATTTGCTCCAACATTGATATTGACAACGGTAGACTTCTTGAGCTTCTTGAGAGAGATATTGATATTGATGAATCTAGAGATTTCTATCTTACCAAATCGCATGAACTTCACAAGATCGAAGAGTACGATTTCTTAACTGTACCATTATTAGAACAAGTCAAACAAGTATTTGATGAAGTTTATGAATATAAAGATATAGAACCATACTTCACGTTAATGTGGGGTACTTGTTGTAAGAGATATCAAAAGATCCATAGTCATACACATCCTAACAGTTTTATGTCTGGTGTGTACTATCCAATGATGAATGCTGCACCGATTAGGTTCCATCATCCATCACCATCTACTATTGTGCCTAATTTTCGTACAGGTAATCTGTGCAATCTTAGAAGTTTTATATTAAATCCACAACCAAGTACAATGTTGCTCTTTCCAAGTGCTTTACAGCATGAGACAGCAACGGTGAATGAAGATGTCGATAGATACTCAATTTCATTCAACATTTTCCTTAGGGGGAATATTGGTGGAGAACCACTGAGCATGTTACAATTGGATTAGTGTCCACGTATTTGCATAAATCCCAGAAACGTGCTATAATTTTCAGGTACTAAGGAGGTCCGCCCATGTTTGATGAATACCTTGATAGGGTAACGGTTGACATTCCAGCAAGAAGGTTTACACTACTAAGTAGTGAAGGAAACACTAAAGTCATTGATTGTGACGATGGTGATCAGTTCATTCGGATTCTTGACGTTGTTCGGGATCAGTGTCAAAGTGAAGAGGTAGTCTACGTCTAATGTCATACAACAAAACTTATTCTGAAATAAAACAAATCCTTAAAGATTCCCAGAGAATTACTAAGGTCACTATGCTCAAGGTTGCAAAGCTAGCAATACTTGAAACTCTCGGTAAAGAGAGATCTGAAGGTGTCGATGTCACATGGGATAGTAAGTTAGGTGATGACCTAATGCTAGACAGTCTGGACATGGTAGAACTTGTCATGTTCTTGGAAGAATGTTTTGGTGTTGAGATACCTGATGAAGATGCAGGTGACATAGTAACAGTTGGTGATGCCATTGAAACTATTAAAAAAGCCAAGGCAAATAAAGGTAAGAAGAAAAAGATTAATGTATCTAAGTATAAGAAAGCAAAAACACCTGGTGCACCTTTAACTGAGGCAAAGCAATTCACTCAAGCAACTGAAGCTGCTGAGAAGAAGAGAGAACAACTTGATAAAGAAATCGATGAAGCATTAGAGGAAGATGAACATAATACACAAGTTTCTTAAACCATCTACATTTGATGAGTTGCAGAGATTAATACTGGATAAAAATTTTCCATGGTATTATACTCAATCACCTGGTGAGCCAGAACAATATACTAATTTGCTGTATTATGATCACGAGTTCTCTGAGGATGTAACTCCAAAGATGAAACGTATACTTGCAATACTCTGTACTCAATTGAATGCTATTTCTATTCTTAGGATTAAATTAAACTCAACTCCTAGGAATGCACCCAAACAGGGTTGGCATGTTGATTGGAAACTAAGTACTCCAAGTAAAACATGTGTATTCTATCTAAATGATTGTGATGGATACACTGAGTTTTCTGGTGAATGTCCATTTGCAGAGAATAAATCATACACTATAGCTAATAACGCACTCATTTTTGATACTAATATCGAACATAGGGGTGTTCCTCAGAAGGATACTGATAGGAGAATAGTTATGAACGTAAATTATTTTGAAAGGTGAAGATCTATTGGTCATATACTATTGGTGATGCTGACGATACATTTCCAAATGAATTTGTAGGCAGTCCCAAAAAATATTTGTCTGGGTATGATATGAAATATGATCATGCCAAATGTCCTGCATGGAAGGAATATTACAAGAATACTTGGGTAATTGAACAACCATTTGATCTAGGTATTAAATTTAATAAGGATAGGATTGATACAAATATACCTCAGAAGGCATATGATCAGTATTTTCATATTTCTGATACATGGTTAAATGGGGACTATCCAGAGATACAATTAAAGTATAACTGGTTTTTCTGGACAAAGGAAAAGAATGTGTGGGTTGAACAACTGGCACCACCTCTGCTCGCCCGTCAAGGTGTTGAGTTAGTACAAGGTACGTTTCCTATATCTGTATGGTTTCGTCCTATAGTCATAGGCTTAAAGCTTATGGACAATGATATATTGCTACCTAGGGGGACTCCCTTGAGTCATATAAGATTCCCAAGCAAAACTCAGGTACAACTGGAACAACGTACACCACCAAAGGAACTAACATCACAATTACAACAACATAATACATTAAGACTATTCACAAAATTCAAATCATGGGATATAATAAAACAGAGATTGAACAAGGAGAACAAATGCCCACTCCGTTGGAATTAGATTTATTTTGTCAGTGGTTTGAAGGGAAGTTTGATAATTGGGAACAGGCATCATCTAATCCTACTAAATGGGCACACATATATGTTACCCACGAAAGAGTTGATGAGAGAAAGTTTCTAACTAGTTCTCGTTATAATTACAGTGACAAACCGTACAGAGAACAGGAAGTAGAAATAACTCAACCTTATGTTATTGGTGATCATGTGGGTATCATCATAGTGAAAAATCCTGCATGTGATATGATCTTTGGTTTTGATAAAGATAACATGTGTTTTGAAGGTATATCTGAGGAAGGGTGTACATATAAGGGAAAACCACTAGAAAGTAAGGCAAAATTATATGGAGATTACTATCATACATGGGACAAAGGTTACTGGCATGGTAGTGAAGGATTTTTTCTCTTCAAGAAGAAGTTATAAATAGATTTGAACATTTTATTGTGGAATTAGAGTGGCAACTCGTAAGATATCTGACTTAACATTATTAAATTCAGGTGAAGTATCAAGTTCTGACACTTTGCTCTTACTTGATAACTCAGATCCAACAGATCAAAATAAACGGTCAGCAGTAGGTAGTATATTCAAGGCAGTGCCTTCTGGTACATACTCTACTCCTGGTGTGCAGTTTGAGGGTAAAACCGCAACGGGTTTATTCTCGGAATCGCAAGGTCAAGTTGGTCTGTCAATGGGAGACGCTAGACTTAACCTTCAGAAGGTTGGTACTACTCTTAATATACAAGCACGAGATGCTGCAGATACAAACTTAGACTTTACTATATCAGCACAGGGTACTGGTGTTATTCGCTTGGGTTCTGTCCTAGCAATCACTGATACCTTATTTGTTATACCTAACAGTTCTGATAATACTAAAATTGCAAAGTTTAGTACTGCAGATATACCAACAGGTGTAATGCATACTTATGTTCTACCTTCTAATGGGGCAGTTGCTGCAGCAGATACGTTAGTAACACTGGGTGCTACTCAAACTCTAACGAATAAAACTCTTAGCAATGCTACATTTACGGGAACATTAGCTGTTGATACTATTAGTATAACAGGTAATACTACTATTGGTAATGAATCAGCAGATAGTTTAACAGTTAACTCTGCGGCTACATTTGCTGCTTCTGCAACCTTCTCGAATACTGTTATTATGCAGCAAACACTCGATGTAACGAGTGATATAACTGCAAATGGTAAGATAACAGTTACAACTGGTTTAGAACCAGAAACTGATAATGGTGCTTACTTGGGATCAAACTCAAAATCTTGGTCATCATTATTTGTTGATAACATTGGTGTCGATGGTAATACTGTCTCTGCTCTTAGTGGCGATTTAACATTAGATAGTGTATCAGGTAAGACTGAAATCAAACATAGTGGCACAACACACTTAGAAACAACAGCAACAGGTATTTCAATAGGAGGAGCAATAGATGCTGTCACATCCATCACTGGTAGCGGTGACATTACTATTGCTACTGACAAGTTTACTTTGGATGCTAGTAACGGTAATGCTGTATTCGGTGGAACCATCACAGGTGGAGGTAATGTCACATCTACTGCAGGGACTGCATTCCAATTTGGATCTAGTTCTTCTGCCAAGTTAGGTGTAGGTAGAGCAGCTGCCACATATAACCTTGAGGTTGAAGGTTCTATATATTCTACAGGATCTACTTTCATTGCTGGTAACGGTACTGCTGGTAAATTTATCCTACAGAAAGGTGTTGCTGGTATTGGATTACACTTTACCGATAATGTTGGTACTGATCAAGCAGTACTTGATGCATCTGGTAATTTTGGTATTGGTAAATCTCCAACTGCTAAGTTTGAGGTTTCTGGTAATTCAAATATTGATGGAGATCTTTCCATTACAACAACCAACCCTGCTAACCAAACTGGTGGTAAAATAACTGCCAGAGAGATCGTACTTACTGATCCTCAAACACAAGCTTCTGTTACATTAGATTCCACTACAGGTGGTGGTGTAAGTAGAGCAAAAGCATTCTTCTATTCCTCTTTCTAAACTAACGTCATGGCTGTTAAGCAGAACGGTGTACTGGGAACATTTACTCCAACAGTAACACCATATACACATCTAACCGTTAACGCAACTCATCCAAACAATAAGTTGACAACAACGGCATTTAATTTTTACACATGTCCTGCTGCAACTCTGGCAAGTGGTAAGATTGTTGTTACAAATAATACTGGTGGTGCTGCCACTGTAGATATTGCAATGGTTGAACAAACTGATATTATTCAACTAGATGCATTAGCGTCACAACCAAATGATCCTAATACTGGAGCTACTGCTGTTAACTATGGATCATGGTCATTCCCTGCTGGTCAGTATACATCTTCTGTAGTTGTTGAAGGTGCTGCTGATTCAGGTACATTCCAACTCGGTGAGACTGTTAACTGGAATAATACTAACTTATCACCTAATGCACAGACTGCAATTGTTCAGGCATGGGATGCAACTAATAAGAAATTGTGGTTAAGAAATATGTCTCATCCAAGTGGATTGGAGACTGCTGGTGATACCACATTTACTGGTGCAACTTCAGGTGCAACTATCGCTGCTGGTCCTTCACATGCTGGTACTGGTGGTACTCAAGGTTGGTCAGGTAGAATTAAATACTATGATTCACTGAGTGGCCAGATATATCTAAACAATTATGAGTTTAGAAACAATATTGATTATAAAAACTTTGGTGATGCTAATACTGAAAATCGTGAATTGAATAATAATAATTTGAATAGAAGTTTGTCAAGGATGCATAGACCTGTAGCTACAACTCAAAATAGATTTGCTGCTGCTGGTAATACAACTCCTGCAACAGAATTTATTGATGCTAATGACGTTGAGTTGCTTGTATCTGCTGTAACTAAGGTATCAGCAGAGCAACATCTTGTTAAAAACAAGTCAATAGTAGACCAAGGTGTTTATGAATTGAATGGTATAGTTCTTGGTACATACCAATCCCTTTTTGTTAGTTCTTCCGCTGCAGTTAACGTTTCCTTCGTTGGATTTGAAGAGACTGCTGAAATTCCTTCATAACTTTAGAGATCATAGAAGATGGCACTAACCAGACTTAAGAAC